GCTAAACCGTAGAAAACGTATTTGTTTTTTAATAAACTTGGAACTTTCATTATAATAATTATGACGAAAAAAAAATATAATTATTTTTATTTAAATTATATTTTTTTAGTTACATTTTCCTAAAGTTTTTACTTTCTTTTTTTTGTTTTTCTTTTAGACTTTTTACGTTTATGTTTTTTGCTTTTTTTTCTTTTTAATTTTCTTTTTTTGGTTTTTTTTTTATTTTTTTTATTTTTTTTATTTTTTTTTACTAAGGTTATTTTTAATGACCTTATTGGATGTGTTCTAGATAAACTTTTTAACTGTCCAGTTGTTCTCCAACCACCTTTCATAGCCGATGGATAATCTTTTGGATGTGTATAAGAACTTTCTACCATACTAGTTCCATCATTAAATTGTGCACCATCTGCTCTAAAATAATATACATTTGGAGGTTCTCCCGCTGATTTCCAAATATCTGATGCAATTGAATTTATAAAAACTGTTCTGCCTCCTTCTGGACTAGTATCAACTACATCTTGTTTTACTTCATCTAATGGTTTACTTGAAACTTTTTGTGATAATTTTTCTATTTCTTGTCCAACTGCTGCGGATGATGATGATATTTGATTTGAAAGACCATCTCCTTCTTTACATAACTCATCTATAACTCCTCCTAATGCTGTTAATTGTTCACCCATAGTATTTGAAAAATCTGTTTCCATTTCTCCTAATGTAGATTCTAATTCTTTAAATTGACCATATATTGTTTGTATTTTATCATTGCATTTTTTTGCTTCATCTGTCGAACTATCCTCTATAGCACGTTCACGTTCAGTATCAATATTTTGATATATAGATTGTAACTTCGTAACAAAACTTTCATGATTTTGTTTTAATCCTCTTAAACCTTCTAAACATTTACGCAATCTTTCTACTAATTGTCGTAATTTATCAGCATCAGTATTAACTCCTTCTTTAAATTGCTTTACTTTTTGATTATATCCAGTGATTCTATCTTTTACAGATTGAATTGCTTGACTAAATTGTTCTATTAATGATGATTCTTTATTTTCACTTGACATTATTAATATATATTAAGACAATTTAATTTTTATTAACTAAATTATCATTTGTTGATTCTTCTACTTTTTCTGTAATATCTTTTAACTCGCCTCTTATACTAGATAATTTTCCTAATAAAATTTTTTCTTCATTCCGGGCTTCTTTTACCATACGTTCTGTTAAATTTGCTTCTAACATACTTTTTTCTAAATAGTGTAATAAACTCAATATCTGAATTTCTTGGTCTTTTTTTAATCCTACAATATACTTTTTATAACTGTCGTAATCATGATATATATCTTTTAAAAATTCATTAGTTGATTTTGTTTCTTCTAATTCTTTAAAATCTTTTACTAAATTTTGTTTATTTTTTTTTATTTGACATTGAATTTTTTTTAATAATAAATCCTTATTGACAACATCCATTTATAATATTAAAATATTATTTTATGATGATAATAACATACTAAATTGAATATTTTTATTAGACATATTATTTAATATATATTAATTCAAAATAATTTAAATCTATACAGATAATATTTAGGATGTCTACTCGAACAAAAGAGCCCCTACTAACACCAAACGATAATAGGTTTGTAATGTTTCCTATTAAAGACCAAGACGTGTGGAAAATGTACAAAAAAATGGAAGATAGTTTTTGGCGAACAGAAGAAATCGATCTTTCAAAAGATGTCAAACATTGGCAAACCTTAAAAGACGATGAAAAACACTTTATAAAACATGTTTTGGCTTTCTTTGCAGCGAGCGATGGAATTGTTTTAGAAAATTTAGGTCAGAGATTTATGAACGAAGTTCAATTAGCGGAAGCCCGTGCAGCATACGGATTTCAAATTATGATGGAAAATATTCATAGTGAAACATATAGTTTACTAATTGATACTCTTGTAAAAGATGATGAAGAAAAAACTAAACTTTTTCAGGCTATTGATAATTTTCCATGCATTAAAAAAAAAGCCGACTGGGCACTAAGATGGATTAACGATAATCGTTCCAGTTTTGCTACTAGACTTGTAGCATTTGCATGTGTAGAAGGTATATTTTTCAGCGGAAGTTTTTGTGCTATTTATTGGCTTAAAAAGCGTGGACTTATGCCAGGTCTTACATTTTCAAATGAACTAATAAGTCGTGATGAAGGTATGCATACTGATTTTGCTATTCTTTTATTTTCCAAACTTATTCATAAGCCAAAGAAATCTAAAATACATGAAATTTTTAAACAAGCAGTTGAAATAGAAAAAGAGTTTATTTGCGATGCTCTTCCATGCAGACTTATTGGTATGAATCAAGTTTTAATGTCACAATATATTGAATTTGTAGCAGACCGCTTGATTGTACAATTAGGATATCCTAAGATTTATAACAGTGCAAATCCATTTGATTTTATGGAAATGATATCACTTCAAGGAAAAACTAATTTCTTTGAAAAAAGAGTTGGAGATTATAGTTTAAGCCAGGGTAATAAAACCGAAGATGCTTTTGCTATGGATGATGAATTTTAAAATATTTATATTTAATTAATGCATTTAATAATAAAATATATTTATTATTAAATGAAACAACATTATAACAAGTTTAATGGAAAATTTTATAATTATTATGATGTATATACTATGGATGGTCCTAGTGCTAAATATATAAGAAAATTTGTACAACAAAGTATATGTATTGCAGGAATACCAACATTTTTTTTAAATAATATTTTACATAAATATATTCCTGATAATAAAAATTATGGTTCATGGGAAGGATTTGATATTTTTGGACCTGATTACAATATATATATAAATATTAGAAGAAAGATTAAAAAATGTAGAAAAGGATTAAAAATTATTGAAAAAAAATTCATACCTATTTGGATAGAAAAGGCATATAAAATACATGGTTGTATGTTTAATAAAATAAAACAACAGACACTAGTAGGTAAAATAAACTTTTAGAATAAAATATTTTAATATTTTATAATGTTAAAATAAATAATGACTCCTAGGATATTACAAATACATTTAAGACGTTGGCTTCATGATAGAAAACTTCATGATATTAAAAATGATAATAAACTACCTACATTAAAAAATAAAAATGGTGTAAAAAGCCCGAAAAAAGAAAGTGAAATGAAAACAGTTCCAAAAATAATAAAACACAATTGCAAAAGTAATAACTAAATTTATTATGCATATTTCTGCAAAATTACATTTGGTATCAATTCTGTTTTATATTTTTCTAATTTTTTATAACATTTATTAATAGTTACCTCACTGATTTCACTACAATTATGTACTATTTTTTTACTGACATTTAAATTACAACATTGCGCTACAAAATATACAATTCCTGCTGCAACAGATGGTGGTGAATTTTCTGGAATTAAACACTTTTTTTCTATTTTTTTAGCAATAAATTTACATAGCATTGTGAGTTCTTTATTGTAATTTAAACCACTTGCATATCTTTCAATAAAATGTTCTGGTTTTGTTTGATGAAAATGAGTTTTATCATTTTCACAACTATCTTTTTCACTTTTATTAAGTAAATTTGTTGCATTTTTGCAACCTTTTGTAGCACTTGTATTATCTAAATGAAATATAGATGCTATTTCTTTTGCTGTTCTGGGATAATTATGAATTCTACCTGCAACATAAACTGCTGCTGCAATAATACCATGTCTATTGCACCCTCTGAAAGTTTTCATTTCAGATAATTTTTTATGTTGACGTAATGCTTCATCTACTATAATTTTGGGAATTCCTGCATTATGTGACATGGTTTTAATAATTTGAAATTCATCGTACTGGGACTTTTCCTTATATGGCATCGATTGCCATTCTGTATATCTTCTTATTTTTCGCATTTCATATGATGACCTACTATTACAAACTACCTTGCAACCATAAGAAGATTCTTTTAAAAGAGGATTAATAGGCATTCCACATCTAGTTGGGTCATTCATATTTGAATCATCTGCACCATAATATCTCCACTCTGCTGTTTCATCCAATACATCTTTAAAAACAATTCCACATTTAGGGTTTGTACAACTTAATAATTTATTTTCTAAATATGCCACCGGAGATTTACATAAATCACAAATATCTCTTTGTGATTGACTACATTCAGAATATAATAATTCTAATTTATTATTGTTATTATTATTCTCATTATCAAATTGCATCCATAGTTTATCGGTATCAACTTTTTTATTTTTTTTCTTTTTTGTATACTTTACTTTACGAATACTAGAAGTTTTTGACATATATTAATTATATTCTATATCCAAGTATTTAATTCAATTTTAATATATATATTTAATTTATATGGGAGCTGCAAATTCTAAACAAAAAAAAAATACAAAAAATTCAAAAAATGCAGAAGAAAAATATAACGAAGACCCTGAAACTAAAAATATGAAAATAGAAAATGTTTTAGATTATATTGCTACAAAATATATAACTCAATCAGATTTTACAGAATTACAAAACTTACATAAAGCAGAATACTGTGATAAATTAGTTGTTTTGACTAGTAAAGTGATAAAACAATTTTTAAGTGATATTGAAATTGACTATTTAGATCAACGAACTAAAGATGGTTTAGAAATAAATAAAATGAGTAAAGAAAACGTTTTATATTTATCAAAAAATAATTTTGATAGACTTGATGTAAAAAATAGTATTAGAAAAAAAAGGATGTGTATTGGAATTGCGAAATTTTATGTCAAAATTGCACATTTATTTGCTGCTATAACCATGACAATAAATCCACGATATGTTTACACAGATATGGCAGGAAATCACCAAAACATTTCTATTTTTGATAAATCCAAAATACCTCCACAATTTAGACAAAATTTAAAATATAAATCTAATGGATTATGTTCTAGTAGAGTTGAAATACTTAAACCAGTACAAAATACTGATAATGGTATATCAGTAAAGGGTAAAAATTGTGATATGAATATTAAAATTAAATCACAAATAGATAATGTTGATATACCCATAGGAATTGAACAAACTAAGAATTTAAGCGATGAACCTGGAATATCCGAGTTAGAACTTTTATATTTTGACAAATATAATTTTAATGATGGATTATATTCTGGAATGAGTGATGAATCTAAATCAGACTATCAAAAAGATTTAGAAATTTTTTACACTATTTTTACAGGTGAAGATTCTGTTCCTGTAAAAAAAGATGAAAATGGAAAAATAATTAAAGATAACAAGGGAGTACCCTTACCTCTAATTACAAAATTTTCTCAAATTCCACTAAGAAAATTTCACGAGCAAGACTTATGTAAAAATCCAGACAGTCCATGGAAAAAGATATATAGAGGTAGTCCAAGTGATAAACTTTTCAAGGAATATGCAGAACACTTAAAAACAATGATTTCTAAGTCTCAAGAACGTGAAAAATCATTACTAAGTATTATTAAAGAAATTTTTTCTTTTTGGGTTGACCCAAAAAAACAAGAAAAGATTTTAACTATTAATCCTAATTTAAATAATGAAAAATTACAAGAACTAGTAGTTAAAACAAGAAAAATAATTATTGATTTATATATCAATTGTGAAAAAGATTTTCAAAAAGGATTAAAAATCTATGAAGCAATTATTAAAAGTAAAATGCTAGTTACTCAACAAAGACGTATTGAACAATTTGAAAAAAAAGCAGAAGAATTACATACAGATATTGATAGAGAAGCAGGAGAACAACAAATGCCTCAACAACAACAAATGCCTCAACAACAACAAATGCCTCAACAACAAC